CTCTAATGATTCGAATCAAAAACTTATCTGTAAAAAACTTTATGAGCGTGGGCAATGCCACGCAGGCAGTCAATTTTGACCGTAATGATTTGACTCTGGTCTTGGGCGAAAACATTGACCTAGGCGGTGATGATACTGGTGCTCGTAACGGAACCGGCAAGACCACAATCATAAATGCACTGAGTTATGCCTTGTACGGCAATGCCCTGACCAACATCCGCAAGGACAACTTGATCAACAAGACCAATGGCAAGAACATGACAGTCACAGTCGAGTTTGAAAAAGATGGCGTCAACTATAGAATCGAGCGTGGTCGTAAACCCAACACCATGGCATTCTATGTAGGTGATGTTGAACGTGAGATCACTGACGAAAGTCAAGGCGATTCGAGAGAAACACAGCAAGAAATTGAACGCATGTTGGGCATGAGTCATGACATGTTCAAGCACATTGTGGCCCTAAACACCTACACTGAACCGTTTTTAAGTTTGAAGGCCAATGATCAGCGCACCATAATTGAACAGTTATTGGGTATTACTTTGTTGAGCGAAAAGGCTGATCGTCTCAAAGAACAAAACAAAGAAACCAAGGATGCCATACAGCAAGAGGAATATCGTATTGCAGCCGTGATCGATGCCAATCGCCGTATTAAAGAGCAAATTGAAAGCCTAAAACGTAGACAGGCCCTGTGGCAAAAGAAACGTGACAGCGATTTAGAATCCCTACAACAGGGCTATGATGAACTCAGCAAGTTAGACATCGAAGCTGAGTTGGCTGCACATCAAGCCTTGGGCAAGTTCAATCAAACAGTCAAAGACATCGCTGACTTGAACAAAGCCATCAAACATGCACAGTTGGACGAGGACCGAGAAAGCAAACAGCTGGATCGTATTCGTCGCGAAATTACAGCCCTGGAAGACCACAAGTGTCATGCTTGTGGGCAAGACCTGCACGACAGCGATCATGACACTGTCTTGGCTCAAAAACAAAAAGAGTTACAGGAAGCAGCACTACAGGCCTTGGCCACCAACACACAGTTGATTGAACTGCAGTCGGCCCTAGACGAAATAGGCACAGCTGGTAAACCGCCCGAAGTCTACTACGATCGCGAAAGCGATGCGTTTGAGCATCGCAGCAGCATGGCCAGTATATTGAGTCAGATCATCAACAAGCAAAACGAAGCCGACCCCTACGCCGAACAAATCGAAGACATGAGCAATCATGCCATTGAAACTGTCAGCTACGACACCATTAACTCGTTGAGCAGCATTCGCGAACACCAAGAGTTTTTGCTTAAATTGCTGACCAACAAAGACAGTTTTATACGTAAACGCATAATTGATCAAAATCTCAGCTATCTAAATGCTAGACTGGGTCAATACCTAGATCGTATTGGTTTGCCGCACACGGTCAAGTTCAACAACGACCTGTCGGTGAGTATCACTGAATTGGGGCGTGATCTAGACTTTGATAATCTCAGCCGCGGTGAGCGCAATAGACTTATCTTGAGTTTGTCTTGGGCCTTCCGCGATGTATGGGAGAGCCTGTACCAACAGGTCAATCTCTTGTTCATTGATGAAGTTGTGGACTCGGGCATGGACTCTAGCGGTGTTGAAAATGCACTGGCCATCTTGAAACGCATGAGTCGCGAAAGCAACAAGAGCATATGGCTGGTCAGTCACAAAGACGAGTTGGCCGGGCGTGTCAGCAATGTGCTGACTGTGGTCAAGGAGAACGGCTATACCACGTACAATAACGACGTGGAAATGGCCTAAATTTATAGGTTAAAACAACATGAGTCATAACTATATTACAACTTATGACTTGGTTCTATCAGAATATGCCCGTTGATGCTTTGCCCGAAGATTGTGTTGGATTTGTCTATTGTATAGAAAATCTAACCAATGGGCGCAAGTACATCGGCAAAAAACTGGCTAAATTTGCAAAGACCACCTACCGGGTGGTTCAACAAAAGAACGGAGTTAAAAAGAAAAAGCGTATACGCAGCAAAATCGACAGTGACTGGCAACTGTATTTCGGCAGCAACGATGAGTTGAAACGAGATGTAGCTCTGCTGGGTGCAGAACAATTCCGCAGGGAAATACTGCACTACTGCTCTTCAAAAGCCCTTTGTTCCTACATCGAAGCACGTGAGCAATTCGATCGTAAAGTTTTAGAGTCAGCCGACTACTATAACGGACAGATTTCAGTAAGGGTGCATGGCTCACACATCATAGACAAAATTAAAAAATCACTGACACCAAGTCAAACTCACACATAAATTTACATCATAGGCGCTGTGCATGGCTAGGTCATGCTCCATTGAAGAACGGTGAAATACCCGGTCTGGATCTTGGATGCCAAAGACAATTACTAACTTAAGGTAATAAATGATTGAGGCGCTGTGAAAAAGATACAACCTCAGCTCATAGGATTTGGGTCTATTCCGGATCACTAGGGTTCCGTTGATTTGTGAAGCTTGAGTAGGGGGTACCGGTCAACCGCCTCCGCGCCGCAAGGCAATCTCATTAGAATAGATGACTGTGCTACTCGGATGATGCCAGATCAATTCACCGTGCTTACGGTGAATTATGACCAATTAATCTGGATGATACTGAAGTCAATAGATATTAAAAAAATGTTGTGAGCGCTAGCGAAACAACAGACTTGCTTGCAAGTCTTAATATGATGGTGAACTATAAAGGACAATAACGACTTAGAAGAAAGGAACACCAGTTTTCTTGGTAACTTCGATGTTGTCTTTGATTATTTTGCCAATGATTTCACGTTCGCCATGACTCAACATCATGGCATCATCATAGGTGAGTCCACCCCGCATGTACCAGCTGAGTCTTAGTGCTTCGTCTCGTAAGGCTTTTGACTCTTTGTCGTATCCCTCAATTAGCTTGACGATACCCTCATTATCAAGAGTCAAAAGCCTTAACCGAAAAAAGCTGCGTAGTCAAACGTGATTTGGATATCAAACGGTTTGCTGCACTCGGCACAATTGACATGTACTGGTTTGACAGCACCCTCTGTGTTCAAATTAGCTAGCTTGGCTTGTACTGCTTTTGTGACAGTAGTACTTGAATTTGTATAGAATTCATTTATAAAAGTTTTATCTCGTACCTGTGTGCCATCATCGGTTTCGATGTATTCGGTGCTGTCTACCAGTGTTTGCAACCCAATGTTGACAATTTTGGCCATTTGATCATTGATCATTACGCTGCGTTCAGTCTCGTCCATGCTGGTGTTTTCAATGGCTTGTAATAGCTTTTGTTCTTCAAACTGAGCTTGATTGGTTTTGTTTAGACTAAAATACGGCTGTGGATACAGTTTGATCTTTAGGGAGTCAACTGCAACTGGATCATCGTAACTGGGCATTCTAATGTTGTCTAACACCATACGCAAATCGATAGCATAGTCATCAAAGTTGTCGCATGCTGGGCATCTAGCGTTGAACGGCATCTCATGCCCAAAGCTGGCAATTCTAATGGCAATTATGACAGCATCAACATCAATACTGGGCATGCGCCAAGCGTCTAAGATATCAGGGCAGCAGCTTTGAATCACACTGATTACACCAGCACCGTTCATGAGTGCGTCTGGCGTCTTTAGTGTGATTTCATCTTTGGTGGTCATTGGGTAGATGGCAACTTCGCCGTTCAAGGGCAACTTTATGGCATCGTCGGGCCAATAGGTGCCGCCGCTGGGCAGTTTAAGGTAAATTGCTGGCTGTCTGAAGTGTTTGGCCAAGGGATTGTTGGGGTTTGAAGCCATATTTGATCTCCATAAATAATTGATATGTACTTATTTATGGTAAAAAAACATGGCTGAAATGAATGACCAAGATCTCAATGCTGTGATTGAGCTGTTTGCTAAATTGAAACCTGAACTGGCTGAAATTTTAAAACAGTATAAAAAAGAAAATCAATCGGCTGCCGCACGACAAGCCCAGCAAAAGAAAGAAGATCTAGCCAAACGAGAACAATACCGATCCACGCTCGAATTAAACGCCAAAATCAAGCAGGCCGCTAGCGATGGTGTAATGGGCAAATTCATCAAGGGCTTTACTTCTATAGGTCGCGAGAATTTTGCCGACACCATGAAAGACTTTAATAAAAGTCTTAAAGATCTTGATGCTGCAATTAAAAACACAACCGACGACAGCCACAAGGAAGCATTACAAAAACAACGAGAAACCGTAGCATCAAATTTAAGATTGGTGCAAACTCAGCAAGCTACGTCTGAGTTTATTAAAACCTTTAGTAAAACTGCTGTTAGTCAGATTTCTGCCACTACCGGTAGTTTTGTAAAATCCCTACAATCGGGTGCCAGCTCCACTGATTTAAGTAGCACGCTAATGAATGGTGCAGTTGATCTTGCAGCCGGATCAGCTGGCATGCTTGGTGGAGCCATGCAAGGTGTTGGCAGTGCCATGTCGCACCTTAAAGGCAAAGCTGGCTACGCAGGTATTGCACTTGATCTATTTGGTGGCGCTCTACAATCGTTTGCTGGCGGGGCAAGCAAACTGGCCAAATTTGGCATCGAGGTTTTATCCAAGGAAGTAGAAAAAACAGTCAATGCTTTCAATAGCATGAGTTCGTCTGGAGCCTTGTTTGCCAATGGCATGACTGGTATGCGGCAAGCAGCAAACAGTGCCGGTTTAACTGTCGAACAATTCTCAAAAGTGGTGTCGGCTAACTCAAGTACTCTAGCAGAAAGCGGTTTGGGTGTTGGTGAGGCTTCACGCAAGATGGGTGCGGTCAGTGCTGAATCGTCAAAATTAATAGGATCCAGCGGCAAATCATTGCAGCGAGAAATGCTACAGCTGGGGTACAGTTTTGAAGATCAAGCAGCATTAACAGCTGAAGTCATGGCAGATTTGCGTAAAGGCAACCAGTTGAAAAACATGAGCGATAAACAAATTGCTCAAGAAACTGCATCATATGCCACTAATCTACGTACTATTGCAGCAATAACCGGCGAAGATGCAAAACGTAAAATGGAAGAAAACCGCAAGGCTGCAACACAGGTGGCGTTCCGAAACAAATTGCAGGAATTGGAAAAGAAACAGCCCGGTGTAATGAATAAAATAATACAGAGCATGAACACCATGGACGAAACTAGTAAAAAAGCGTTCATGGAAAAACTAACCATGGGTAATGTGGTTGATAAAAATGCCAATATTTTAATGCAACAATTGCCGGGTATGTCTGAACAAATCGACGGCATGGTGGATTTAGCAAAAAGCGGGCAATTCTCAGTTGACGAAGCACAACGTCTGCAGGGTAAAACCAATGACAAGATGCGTGCAAACTTTGGGAATCTCAATGACATAGGTATTGCAGGCATGGCCGGTGCCGGTGGATTAGAAGATCTAAATCGAGGAATTAGCGGAGTAGTTGACAATACTGATAAAGTCACTGAAGAGTCAGTAAAGAGTGCACAGGAAGCTGCAAAAAAACAAAAAGAAACTAACGATAAATTAACCGATGGTGTACTATCAGCTGAGCAGGCAGCACAAGATTTAAAACTGGCATTAGAAAAAGAATTAACGCCGGCTATTGCAAAATTTGCCGAAGTATCTAAAGAGATGCTGGGCGCAGTGCAGGACATGCTCAACGATATGGGGTTAGGTACCAAGAAAAAAGGTAAAGAAGAAGAATTTGGATCAACCGCTGGTGGTATCACTGGTGATATTGCTGGTAGTGCAGTGGGTTTAGGTTTTGGTGAAGTAATTGGTGGCGCAATTGGTACAGCTATTGCTCCCGGTGTTGGGACTGTAATTGGC